AATCCCCCATCAATCAATTAACAATTTTGTTTGGTCTTTGAAGATTTATTTTAAAGTCGGAACGAAGCAAATAAATAGGATAAAAAATGAGAACACTTAACGATTACTTTTTAACTGCTGAAATAGAAGATATTTCAACAGCTTCATCAACTTTTGTTGCTGTACCTGATGGTGGTAAAATAATTAAAATTATTACTGCTTTACAAGGTGCAATATCTGGTGGCAATGCAGCTATTTCTTTTGAAATAGGTGGTACTGCTGTAACTGATGGAGGAATCACAGTTGCACACTCTGGTTCTGCTGCTGGTACTGTAGATTCTGCTGAACCTACTGCTGCAAATAGAGTAGAAGAAAATGGCACTATTGAGATGATTACTAATGGTGGTTCTACTGGAGCTAAAAAATTACTTGTGACATTTGTTATAAGAAGATAAATACTAACTGGGGGGATCTTGTCTAGCGATACTTCCCCCCTAAAAAATTAGGAGAAAAAATATGAGTTATAATTATGCTTTAAGACCTGGTACTACACAAAAAATTAATACCAATAATTCTTCAGCAGCATCTAGTGCATTTGGTTCACAAACTGAATACATTAGAATAGTTGGTTCAGCTAACTTTCATTTTGTTTTAGGTGCATCACCTACTGCAAGTGCAACATCAGCTCTTTTACCATCTGGAGAAATAGAAATATTAAAAGTTTCACCTGGCGAAAAGATTGCAGTATTTCATGGTTCATCTACAGATGTCTATGTAACTGAAATGAGTGCGTAGTGGCTAGACAAAAGTTTGTTCACTTTGTTCCAAGACCTAAACCGAAGAAAAGACCAAGACGACATAAAAAAGACTTGAATAAAAATGAAAAACGAATGGCTAAAAAAAGTCGTTACAAAGGACAAGGCAGAGTATGAGAAAAGATATTACTATTGATGGTTTAAATAAAACTACCTACATGAAAGATGACATGGAAGGTAAAATTGCTGTTAAGGAAGAAGTTAATATTGATCCCCATCTTAAACACAATAAAAGATTACTTAATTTAAATGATGGATATTCTAAATCCAGAGATTTAAAGAGAGTGGCTAGTATTCCAACTATTGCTTTATCTGTTTGGGCAAATGAGTATAATGGAAGTAATAATTGGTTTGCACTACCACCAGAAGTACAAAAAAAAATATTAAAGAAAAAACTAAATTCAACAGAGTTTAGATATTTCAAAACAGCAGAAGGTAATATATAATGGCTTTATCTACATACACAGAATTAAAAACATCAATAGCAAATTGGTTAAATAGAACAGATTTAACATCAGAGATAGCCGAAGATTTTATAGTGTTGGCTGAAAAAGATTTCAACTCAAAATTAAGAATAAGAAAAATGAATGCAACAGATGCTTCATTTACTATTAATGCAGAAACAGTTGCACTTCCTACAGGATTTTTACAATTAAGAGATATGTATATTGTAGAAGGTGGAACTAAATATGCTTTAAAATATATTACTCCAGCTCAAATGGATCAAATAAAAGGCAGTTCTACTTCTGGTATGCCAAGCACATTTACAATATTAGGAGATAATTTTAGATTTGCTCCAACTCCAGCATCTACATACACAGCAACAATTAATTATTATAAAGAGTTTGATCCTTTATCATCAACTAATACATCAAATTATATTTTATCAAATCATCCTTCAATTTATTTATATGGTGCTTTATATCATGCTGCTAATTTTTTAGGTGGTATTGAACCAAGACAAGTACAACAATGGCAACAACAATATGTAACAGCACTTGAAAGACTTGAAAGAAATGACAGAGAAGATCAATATGGTAATGCACCATTACAACAAAGATCAGATGTAACTGTAGCAAGTTCTTTTAATGATAATTATGTTGCAATAACAAATAATAACCAATAGGAGAATAATGCAAGTACCTTTTGGCGAATGGCTTCCTGACCAACCAGAGCATAATAATCCTGGTGCTAATGTTGCCAACAATGTTTATTTTGCAAGACAATCTTATAAAAGATTTCCATCATTAGTAAGCTATTCATCAAATAATATTGCTGCTGATAGTAGAGGTGCAGGTTCATTTAGAGATAACTCAAATACAGTTTTTAATTTTGTTTCTACAAACACAAATATATATCAATTAGCTGGTGGTACTTTTACTTCAAGAAAAGGAAGTCTTACAGGTACTAATGATGACTTTTGGACTTTTACACAATTTGGTAATTATGTAATTGCAACAAATGGTGTAGATGCTCCACAATTTTTTTTAATGGGTACATCAACTAATTTTGCAAATTTATCTACTATTGTAACAAGTGGTACTTTACCAAACTTTAGAGTATCAGGAGTTATTAGAGATTTTTTAGTTACAGGAAATCATAGTAACGCATCTAATAGAATACAATGGTCTGGTATAAATGATATTGCAACATGGTCGCCTGGAACTAAACAATCAGACTTGCAAGACCTACCAGGTTCAGGTGGACAGATTACACATATAACATCAGGAGAGATTGGTTATGTGTTTAGACAAAATCAAATAGTTCGTATGGACTATGTGGGTGGTGCAACAGTATTTAGATTATCAGTAATCTCACCAAACAGAGGTGCAGTATATGGTAGAACAGTTTGTCAAGATAATCGTAGAGTATTCTTCTATGCAGATGATGGTTTCTTTGAAATCAATGGCGATCAAGTAATTTCAATAGGTGCAGAAAAAGTAAATAGATTTTTTGATGTAGATTTAAACAAAGCATTTGCTGATAGAATATGTGCTGCTGTTGATCCATTTAATCAACTTGCTATGTGGTTATATCCTTCAGCTTCTAATACATCTAACACTACAGGTATTTGTGATAAAATATTAATTTATAATTATGCTACACAAAAATGGTCAACTGCTGAAGCTAATGCTAGTACAATATTTTCACAATTTGTTGGTGCATATACAGTAGAGTTAATGGATATTATATCTCAAAACTTGGATCAAATTAATATTGCTTTAGATACTGACTTTTGGTCTGGAGGACAATTACTATTAGGTGCAATAGATAGTGATTTTAAAGCAGCTATTTTTTCTGGTACTGCAAATGTTGGAGAAATAGAAACTTCAGAAATTGAGTTGTTTCCAGGAACAAGATCAAATATAATAGGTGTAAGACCTATTGTAGATGCTGAAGCTACTGTAACTATAAAAACTAGAGATAAACTAGCAGATAGTAGTACAGAATCATCTGTTTCAAGTATGAATACAACAGGTATTAATCCAGTAAGACAATCTGGAAGATATGTAAAATTTAATGTAAAAATACCAAGTGGAGGAGCTTGGAAAGATGCACAAGGAATAGATATTGTTGCATCAAGATCAGGCTTGAGATGACAGATAAAAGTGATATAGATAATGTGAGATACAGTTTTGAAACTCAAGAGTTCTTTCAAAGACAAATTGAAGAAGCTATCAACGCATTGATTAACGAAAAGAATCAAGAAAACAATAAAGCATTTGCTTGGTTCATAGGAGAATAAAGTGGCAGGTATAAAAGATTATTCAACAACACAAGCTAGTAACACATCATTAAATGGTATTTCTGTTGCAGAAGGAATGCTACCCTCTAATCTAAACAATGCAATCAGAGCATTGATGAAGAATACTAGAGAGTGGTTCAATGATGCACAATGGGTAGAATATGGTGATGGTGATGGTGCTTACACAGCAGCTTACGCATCAGCAACTTCTTTTACAATTAATGGTGTAGATGTAAGTGCAATCTATCATGCAGGTAGAAGAATTAAAATTATAGATTCAGCTAATACTTTATTTGGAACAATAGCTTCATCTTCATTTTCTTCAAACACAACAATCAATGTTACTTTTGATTCTGGAACTCTTACATCAGGTTCTATTTCAAGAGTTTATATTGGTATATTATCTAAAACAAATAACGCAATTCCAACTGGAATTGTTACAACTATAACATTAGCAGATGGTTCTGTTACTACAGTTAAAATTGCAGATGATGCAGTTACTAATGCAAAGATTGC